GTATTTGTACCCGCGACGAGTGACGACAAAGGTAAACCCTGTCTCTCTCACCCGCTTTACTGCCACCTGAACCGCCGTCTGTTTCGTCATGTTTTCCCCTCCGCTGAATAGATACTCGCGCATCGCAAGAAACTTGTCAACGTAAAAATGTGGATATTTGTAGTTGCATATTGGTTTCGATTGTGCGACAGTATGCATGGAGGCACCATGACCAAAGAAAAGGTAATCGACTTGCTGCTATTGCGGGTGGAGAAGGCGGAAACCAATAAGGCCGCTGCGGAGGCATTGGGTGTATCGCCGCAGTACCTGGGAGATGTTCTGCGTGGGCGCACGGAACCGGCAGGAAAGATGCTAGCTGCTCTCGGTATTGAGCGCGTTGTAACGTATCGCAAGTTGGAGGCGAAATGAGTGAGGCATGGTACATCTCTCGCACCGAGGAGTGGTTCAGCGAGGGGCCGTTAGACTCTCGCGAAGAAGCAATCAGGGAAGGTGTAGCTCAGTTCGACGGGGAACCCTTCTGGATTGGTAAGCGTGAGGATTATGCACCGTTCCAGCGTGATTGGCTGGATGAGGCGCTAGAACTAGAAACCAATGATGTGTATGACGAGTGCGGTTCGGATGCTTCCGATCAGTGGCCTTCTCGTGTATCTCATGATGGCGAGTATCACCAAGCCAACGAAGAGATTCGTGCGATCCTGCTGCGCATATACGGCAAACCATCCGTGTTCAAGGTTGAGGATGCAGAGCAGATCGTTCCCGAGGACAATGCAGCGCTGGCGCAGGCGAGGGGAGAAGAACTATGAACCGCGACGAGAACCAGGAAGCAGTCACCGCAAGCGAGTACACCCCGCAGCGGCATTACGCACCAATGCACGATGCCCCACCGAGTTTCCTTGAGATGTACGCGGGAATGCTGCTGTGCATTGTAGTGGCTCTGGTGCTTGGATTCTGCCTTGGGTTTGGATTCTGCCTTGGGTACGATTACGCGGGAGGTGTGCGATGACTCTAGCCGAATGCATAAAGAAAGCGCGTGCTGGTGATGTGCTTGGCGAATGCTTTCAGCGGATGTGCTGGAGCACGAATGAGTTCTTGTGCATTGAGGAGTGCTCTGACACATGGCATGAGCGACAGGGAGATAGCGCGCAGGATTCGGTGTTTGTAAAAGATTACCGTCCTGCCATAGAAGACGTGATGGCTACAGATTGGAATTACTGCGGGCCGTTGCTTGGCGGAGGTGGAGAATGACCAACCCGCCGCGCATCCTCACCGCTACCGACCTGCTGATACTGGCACTGATGGGATTGTCGATCTACACGTTTTATTCAACCCGAGGAGTCTGACGATGGCTAAGAGCAACATTTTCCAGTGCGACATCTGCGGCAAAGAGGTGCGCTACACATCATGGCATAACTCGCCTACTTCGGTGTCGTTGTCGTTCGTGATCCCGCAGAGTTCCGCACAGAAGAAGTTCGAGCGTGAGAAGATTTGCAAGAGCTGTGCCGCTACCTTGATCGCAGGGTTCGACCGAGCTTACTACAGCATTGAACGCGCAGGATCGGATCCGGTGACTGCAGCTGCTATGGAGGCGAAGTGATGAAAAACATGGTCACATACTGGTATTCGAAGAAGCATGAAGAGTGGTTAAAGCATGTCTACGAGTTTGACGGAGGATATGAGAATACCACCGTCGAATTGAATGGCTGCACAATCCCGTACACAACATGCAGAAGCGACTCGCAGCGCAATACGGAGCCCTATGACCGTGCGCTCCTTCTGTTCCCTGATTATGTCCGCGTAGGTGAATGCGAGGGTTACCCGATAACTATTGGGCGCAAAGGAAAAGAATCGCTATGGTGGTAGCCCTCTGGTTCCTCGCAATACCCACCCTATGCCTGATCCTCTATCGGATCCACTGTGAGGCGGTATCGTGTCGCGCATACCGCAGATACGATCAACTCAAACTCGCGGTAGATAACTACCAAGCCGCGTGGAATGAGTGCTGGGACGATCTATGGAGCCGCGCATCAGTTCAGGAACGCGGTTGGCTGACCGAACCACAACGCGCCCAACTGGATACAATCAACGAACGCATTGGGGCCATCCATGTGCAGATGGCCGAGTGCGCGGAGGAATTCTAATGAAAGTACTCGATTTATTTTGCTGTGCTGGAGGGGCAGCATTTGGACTCAAGCAGGCATGGCCAGAAGCAGAAATTACAGGCGTGGATATAGACCCGCAACCCCGCTATCCGTTCAAATTCGTGCGCGCAGATGCGGTGGAATTCGATGTTTCTGGGTTTGACTTCATTTGGGCTAGTCCTCCATGTCAAGGATATAGTGCTTTGAAAACTATGACGAACTCACGCGTCCATCCTAAGTTAATTGAAGAGGTTCGATACAAACTGCAGATGTCTGGGTGCGATTGGGTGATCGAGAATGTACCAGGTGCTCCTATGCAAAATTCAGTGATGCTTTGTGGTAGCCATTTTGAGCTGGAATCGGAAGGGTTTCAATTGAGGCGCCACCGTCTATTTGAGAGTAATTTCCCTATAGCATTTCCGGGAGAATGCAAGCACTGGGAACGGACAGTGGGGGTATATGGGGCAAAAGTTAGAGATATAGCCCAGGAGAAGCGCCATTATTCTCAACCCAAAGAAGGCAGGGGTAAACCTGTGGGAGTTGTTCTAAAGCAATCCATAGGACGAGAATCCATGGGGATCGATTGGATGAATATGCACGAGCTATCAGAGGCTATACCACCCGCATACTCCAGATACATCGGAGAGCAGTGGCTAGTTAAAGAGGGTAGGTAGATTTATGGCTGATAGGGAAATTATCCAGCAGATTTTAGAGCACTACAAATTGCTTATCAGGCTTGCAAACGGAAAAACGATATATCAGTTGCAAGATGGAAAACGCCTGCGGGTAAGTCTTAGAAGCGTAGTGAAATCCGAGTGCGAAGCTGCTATCAGGAAGATAAAGGAGGCCACATGCGCCGAGTAATCCTGGCACCAGAACCATACCACCCAATCCGCGAACGCCTCAAGCGCCTACAGAAGCGTGCAGACCGCTACATCTTCGCCGCACTCAACGGCTATAGCGCAGACAGGCAGGAGCGCGAGGACAAAGAGGATTGGGTTAACAGGAAGATTGAGGAGGCAGTGAATGGCAGATGAACGTATTTTAGATCCGTGCTGCGGTTCCCGCATGTTCTGGTTCGACCGAAAGAACCCCGATGCAATATTCGGTGACATCCGCAGCATTTCGACAGAGTTATGCGACGGGCGCCAGTTGCGCGTGCAGCCCGATGTGATGATGGATTTCACCTGCATCCCGTTCGCAGATGAATCGTTTTCGCTTGTAGTTTTTGATCCTCCACACCTCGAAAACCTAGGCGAACGCAGCTGGATGGCGGCTAAATATGGCGTTCTTGGAGGGGACTGGAAACAGATGCTACGAAATGGTTTCGAGGAGTGTTTTCGCGTCCTTAAAAAGGATGGCGTGCTGATCTTCAAGTGGAACGAGTCTCGCATCCGTCTAAAGGAGGTTATTGCGCTATCTCCGCATCCACCACTATTCGGGCATCCAACTTCCGCTAACGGTAAGACGCACTGGATGACATTCATGAAACCTCGTAAAGGCGTGGCTTAACCGCAAGACGAGGAGGATGAACGAAGATGGAAGCTAGATGGGGAGTTTGGGATTGCCCGTACGAAGGTTGCGAGGAGGAGAGAATCAATGATCCAGACTCCATCCGCGTGACTTGCTGCGGTAACGGCCACACCGTTCTACTTGGACCGGTAAGTGACTCAGGATATCGTTGGGCCGAGAAGCACGAACCCGATGAGCATGATTTGAAACTGTCACTGATTGAAGCACGAATTTATGCTCAATCTCGCTAACGATCAGACCCCGCGCGGATAGGGCGCGCAACAAGGAGGAGTTATGGAAGAACTTTATAAAGACAACCCCAATGCAGAATCGGCAAGCCGCGATTGGATGGACAAAGACATGTTCATGGTCTTGTCGGCATGGAACGGCGATAAGGCGCATTGCGTCTATCTCAACGACCATCGAATAGCAGGCGGTAAACCGTGGGGAGGAGGGGCTACTACCAAGAGATGGCGCTTGACTGTAAGGGACTTGGCGCGAGCTATTCCCGAGCTACGGCCACTCCTTGGAGTCAATTGCTACGGTAAGGATAGCGATCAACTATAAAACGCCCACTGCACACACTCATGGCCCCGCGCAATCTAGCCGGGGCCGCTTTACTCAAGAGGAGAATCCATGGAAACTGAAAACAAGGGAATAACGATTGATCTATACAACGCACTTGACCGATTGATTCGCGAGCATGGGATGTCATATCCGCTACGAAGAGATGCCCTAAAGAATGCGCGGGAGACCCTAGATCGCGCTAGAAATGAATTGGATACCTAGAATCCTCCATAGGCATAACCCTCGTGACAGTATCAATGACGTCTTGAGGGGTTTTTATTTGCATTATGAGCCTCCTTGGCACTTGTGGACGCGTACTTGGCGCGCATTGAGGACCTTCTGGCACCGGTTGCAGGTGTAGAGGGTTGCGGGACGGCCTACGGGACGCTTATCCATGCATTACACCCCTTCCCGCATCATGCTTTCAATTCCAGAAAGCTGGCCATTTAGGCGCGACAGCTTCTCTACCCAATACTGGCGGTCGCTAGGAATAGTAAAGTTTTGGCGCAAGGTAAAGGTTGAGATGCGCTTAATTTCAGCCTGTAATTCAACAGCCTTGCACTGCAGAGTTGCTGTGTTGATCTTGTTTTCCCATTCGTATCCAGTGCGCATTGTTTATCCCCTCTCGATTGCTTACATGATTAGTATGTGCCACCAATTATTTTGTGTCAACTATTACTTGAAGAAAGTTGGAGGAAAATGCAAACGCTATGCCCGTTCTGCCTACAGGTAAACCCGCACTCCGATCACCTCGCCGCACACCAGACTGGGGTTTCTCCCATGACGCTCGAAAACATGCGGATGATCGCCAAGCACATGGCTGCGGAGATGTCCTATAAGAAAAATGATGGCTCAATCCAAAAACCATAAATTATGCTTATGTATCCAACATCTTGTGTTGTCACATCCAATTGACCACAAGATGTTGTGGTTTTTACCAAAATTGTCTTTAAACCTCGTCTGCTACCCTCATGCCTGTATCAAAGTTTGGGGCGTGCGAGAACGTACTCCGTGATGCTCAGCCCTGACAGTTGTTGCTGTTGCTTTTCGCTTTTGTGCTGCACGAATACGTCTGGAAAGGAACGTCATGAAAAGGCTATTTTGTTTATTTAGTTGGCATTCGTGGGCGATCGATATGCAGTCTCAGCGCACGGTCTGCGTCGATTGCGGTAAAGAAAAGTAGCTCATGCCCTTCGGGGTGGAAAGGAAAACGCAGAGGATGAATAAGACAGGAAAGAGGCTAGTTCTGGATCATGCAGATGCTAAAGAGGGAACCGTAAACATCCGCAAACAAGGAGACCTATCGCTGCGCGTGACCGGAGAGAAAGTGACAATAGCCAACAATAATCTGTTCCGAGCGGGAGATAAAGTAGACATCTACCGCCTATAAACTAGCGCACCGCTTGACAGGGTTGCTATGATATTGGTCAAGGAGTCTTTACACTGTGCCGTCAAAGCCAGCAGTCCCACTAACGCCTCAGTTGATTGAAACGGTGCTGACTCGCATCGCATCGGGTGAAGCCCTGCGGTCTATTTGCAGGGATGAGGGAATGCCAGAGGTTTCGCAAATAATGCGATTGCGGATTTCTGATCCAGAGTTTGCGAAACAATACACACACGCGCGAGAGATGCAAGCCGAAGTATTTGGCGATGAACTCGTTGAAATTGTTGATGATGGACGCAATGATTGGATCGAGAAGCACGGCAAAGACGGAGAACTTAAGGGCTATGAATTCAATGGCGAGAATGTAGCTCGTTCGCGTCTTCGCTTCGATCAGCGTCGTTGGTGGATGAGTAAGGTTCTTCCCAAGGTATACGGCGACAAGATCGAACACACTGGCGAGGTGGGAATTAAGCGCATCCTGGTTCCCAACCGGACGCAGACAGAAGTAAGCCAACCTCCCGAATCTCCTGACTTCGAATGAGCCAAGGCACAACTTTTGACCTCGCAGCGCACTGGAAGCCAACGCCTAAGAACCTGCGCATCCGCTCTTCCAAGGCAACGAATCGCCTTCGCGTGGGTGGAACAGGAAGCAGTAAGTCATCCGATGCGCTCATGGAAGCGTTGGAGTACATGCTGCGCTATGACGGCATTGCGGTGCTGTTTATCCGCCGCCAATTGAAGGACTTGAAGAAGTCCAGCATTCTCGATTGGCATACGTTTGTGCCGAAAGAGTTGTATCACTGGAACGCCAGCGACCACATCGCAACACTGAAGCACAACGGATCGAAGCTATTCTTTGGGCATCTCCCTAACAACTCAGAGAAGGATCTCGAGCAATACCTGTCTGCGGCCTTTCCAGTCATCATTTTGGATGAGTGCGGTCAGTTCAGTGGCAATTCGGTCGAGTTCCTGTCCTCACGTAACCGTATCAACCGCGAGTGCAAGCCGGACGACACTGGGCAGATGCCGGTTCCTGTGATGCTACTGTGCACGAATCCAATCGGCGCGTACTGGCCCTATTACCACTCGGTATTTGTGAAGAAGCGCCCGCATGATGCCCCTGAGGACTCTCGCAGGGACAAGAATGGATGCTATTGGGTGCCCGATTCGCGCGAGAAGAGCGGTTGGAGGCTGATTTACAACCCTGCGGACTACGATTACATCCACAGCACCATCCTCGATAACCCGTATCTTATGGAGCGGGACCCCGACCAGTACCAGAAACTACAGAAGTTGCCAGAACCGCTGCGTTCTAAGCTCCTTTCGGGTGAGATGGATACGACCGTTGGCCAATACTTCGACATCTTTGAGGAATCGCGCCATGTGATCGACCTAGCGAAAGACCCGACGCAGATCATTTGGCAACCCTGGCAGCCACGCTGGATTGGTTGGGATTACGGACGCGTACACTACAACGCCATGTATTGGTTCACGCTGGCATTGGTGAGGACGGCCAGCGGGGAGTATCGAGAGAAGTGTGTCTGCTATCGCGAATACGTAGATAAAGGCAAGACGAGCCGCGAGACGGTACCGAATGCTGCTGCTATGAATTCCGCAGGTATGCCATATGCAAAGAATCCGAAGATTACCGTGTCTCTAAGCACGATATTTTTCTCACATGAGAAGTTCTCTAGGTCACAGGAAAAGAAGGAAAAACTATCGATTGCTGAGCGTATCTCCAGGCGATTGCGTGCTCTCGGTTTGCCGTCTCTGACGCCGAACGACGCCAGTTCAGGTAGTCGCATCCGCAAGGCTGGCGTCATGTATGAGAAGTTGGAGGCGGATGAAGTGGTGATCCTGTCTTCCTGCGTCCACCTCATCGAGGCTATACCTCAACTTGTGCGCGACGAAGAGAACCAGGAAGACGTTCTCAAGGTGGAGGGCATCAGCAAGGCTGACGACTGCTACGACGCATTCACTATGGGACTCTATAACTGGTCAATTGGACGTGTACAGCCAGCAGAAGATGCACACCGAGAAGCCCAGGTGCTTGCTTTGGAGAAGGGCGACTATCAGCAGGCAAACTGGAACCAAATTCACTTCGATGCGCAGAAGTCCGCACCTTTTTCCGTGACGGGTGGGCGCAGACGGTGATATGGTGAGCGATATGTGGGCTTATGCGATCATCTTATGGGCGACATCTTTCGCATTCCTCTGCGGCTGTGTTGCTGGCTTTACCTATTCGGACAGATTTCTTAATTGGGTAGCGATCCGAGTGCGCAAAGAGATTATTGCAACGCAACCTCCCAGCACGCCAGAAGAAGGTGATGAGCCTAAGCAGGGATTCAGCGCAGTATCAGGACGTGTTCCATGGGCTGTGCGCCGCCGCCAGTTAGAGAAGCAGTTCGCAGCAGAAAATCAGGAGGCAGTCTAATGTTTGGCAAGTCACTGCAGAAGGAAAACATGATCGGCGGTAAGTCCGCAGACGTAACCAAGGGAAAGACCGGCCCATTTGGCAAGAAGAAGGTGGCAGGGACGTCAAAGGGCAAACTTTCGGCGATGCTTGCGGGGAAGAAGTAATTGCCACCACGCCCACAAGTCGATATCGCCGAGCGCTTACCCGAAGAACCTGGCAATCTCATGCAGGAAGACGAGCGTGGCGAGACGGTAGATGCAACGCTGGATGATCTGCCGGAACTTCAGAAGTCGCTCATCTCCGCGATCCTAAAGCACGGTAACCAGAACCGCGTGAACGATATGGCATTCGCAGCAGCGTGCCGGGATCGTCGCCTGTACAAAAAGGGTGTTCAGCACTTCTACTGGAACGGACAGCTTGGTCAGGTAGTGTTCGAGAACGAGATCGACACGCCATATGACCGCACGTTCAACATATCGCTCCCATACAACAAGATTTTCGTGGCTACTTTCATGGGTGCGCGTCCCAAGGTGGAACCGGAGCCGGACAACAGCTTTGATATCTCATCTATTCAGGATACCGAGAAGGCACGCGATTACGAGCGTATCTGGCGCAAGAACAATGATATGTCCGAGTTGCAGTTGCATATCGGCGATCTATTCTGGTCGGACGGACGCATCATCACGGAGACGGAGCAGCGAGAGGACGGCGAGTATACTAGGATTTACGGTGGGTTGGAGTCGCGCATCAGCGGGTTTATCGACCGCATCGACCAAGCGACATTGCTGGAGACGGAGGAAGACATCCCGCTCGTCACGGCCAAGCGCCAGTATCCCGACAAGAAGAAAGACCTTAACTCAGGCGCAGGAGATGCCTTCTTCCGCGCCCAGCGTATTGCAGTGCGACGTGTCAGTAAGACGGATGACTCAATAGACATTTACACCGGCGAGGACGGTACTGGACTCTGCACGATCACCAAGAGCCGCGTTGCACCGGACTTTTATGAGCATCTGAAGGACGACGAAACAGAGCAATTGAACCAGATGTATCCCGATGGCGTGATGGTCGTGCGTTCCGGAGATACATTCCTTGAGGCATACCCGTATAGCATCACTGCTACGTGTGACGTTATTCACGCGATCAAATCTGACGGGATGAACGGTCCGGCACTCGCGTCTCCGTTGATGAACGTACAGGATTCCGTGAACACAGCTGGAAACCTTACAGAAGAGACGTTCGATCAGGGAATCCCGGTAACATATTACGGCCAGCGCACCAATATTGACACGCTCAACTCCGCGCATCTTGCGCCTGGTGCGAGCCGGAAGATGCTGCTGGAGGGCGATCAGAAGGCCTCAGATCAGTTCTTCGTTACTCCCGCATTGCAGCCGTCTACTCAATTGCTGAACTATTGGCAGACAATGACAGGACAGTTTGCGCAGTTTGTTACGGGATTGCCCCCAGTAATTCAGGGATTTGGTGACGATCACCAGCAGACTAGCAGCGGACAAACCGAACTGAAGAACCTCGCACTCGGACAGATGGCGATTGTCTGGAAGCCGTTCACATCTTGGTACACCCGCGAGATGAACCGCGCCTGCAAATTGGCAGCGCAGCGAACGGACGATATTACCTCGATTCTTGAGCCAACCACAGCATGGGGTAAGCGTAGACCCGTTCGTATCACTCCCGCAGAACTCAAGGGTATGAAGTACACGAATGCCAGCGATGAGAACTTTCCGCAGTCGTATACTGACAAGCGCAATGTGTTCATGGGCTTGATGCAAGACCCTGATACAAAGCAATGGCTGATGCAGTCGCCGGACAATTTGTATCTGGCGAAGCAATTGATCGGACTGCCTGAACTGGTGATTCCCGGTGAAGATCCACGCAACAAGCAGTTGCAGGAGATTTCTGAGATGCGGGATAGCGGTGGACCGGTACCGGTCATGCCCGAAGGTTCTCCGATGCTTCCTGCAGTTGGTGCAGCGCCGATCACCTATCCCAACCCAAATGTGCAGTGGAAGTCCTCGGTTGAGGTGGTCAAGTATGATGTGGACGAAACCGAGTACGCAGAGTGCATGCGCTGGATAAATTCCACGGAAGGGCAGGACGCTAAGCGCAACGAGCCACTTTGGTATGCGGATGTTTGCCTGCATGCGGATGCTCATGAGGAGCAGATGAAGCAGAAGGCGGCAGCGAATGCACCAGCACCGGAAGAGAAACCACCGAGTATCAGCGTTTCGGTGCCTCTGGACAAGTTCTCCCCTGAGATCCAGGCGCAAGTGTTTGAGAAGTTTGGAATTCAGGTCACGCAACCACCAGTGGCTCCGGAGACGATCCAATGAGTGAAAATATGGAACTACAACTCGAAAAGGTAAATAAAAAACTGCCTCAACTGTTCCTGAGCGACGCTGGCTCACTACTTAGGAAGATGGGTATTCCTGAACGGAAGATCATATCTCCCGGATGTGATGCAGTCTGGTCTATGCATGATATTGCTCGGCATCTCCTTCAACTTCCAGACGAAGATGTTTCTTTGGATTGGGAATATGGAGGTGTGCGGATAGATGAAAGCCTTCTTCCTGAACCCAAAATTGCAGCTAAGGAACCTATTTATGAGGCGGGTGAAGATTGGGTAAGAATTGGTCCAAGCAGGATTTCCTATAGACCGTTTCGTGTTCCCTTTTCAGGTGCATAAGTGAGCATCTTCATGGTGGACGATAAGACGGTAGAGGCGATCAACGGCATCCGCTCGCGTGGCTATCAGCGCGACGTGAAGGCTATGCAGAATGCAGATGGCTCATACGATTTGGTAACAGTGGGTGGCGGCGAAGTGAAGGCTTCGGTCGCTGTAGACGGAACAATAACCTATCCCTCGGAGGTGGTTAGCAATGGCTGATGTGAAAAGAGTTTTATGGGAACTGCAAACAGAAGATGGCACTCCTTTGTGTTTTACCAGAGTCGAAAAAGACGGTACATCCGTATGCTCACATGCCTATACAGAGGAAAGAGGACGGGAAGGATTATCCGCGGCCAAAAAGCGATATCCAGGAGCTAAGCTTTACCGCCGCACTGAGTTTGAGCCGGAATTTGAGGAGGTTTTGTAATGGCTGATGATGTGATGGAACTGGAAGATGCGGCACTTGGTGAAGACTCGGGCGTTGAGGGTGAAGAACTAAATGAACTCAACGAAATGGACGACCAAAGCCAAGAAGAGGGCGCGGAGTTACAAAACGAAGGCGACGAATCCGAAGGAGAAGTTGAAGAGTCCGAAGGCGAGCAGCAGGAAGAACAAAAGCCTGTAGAGAACGCGCAGGATGGCCGCAAGATGCCAGATGCGGTCAAGAAGGCATTCGCAAACCTGAAGAGCAGCAACCCCGAAGCTGCTAAGACCCTACGCGCGACATGGTTCCAGAATCAGGACTACAAGGCTGTATTTCCCACGCCGGCAGATGCGGTAGCTCTGAAGGATAAGTTTGAGATGCTGGGAGGCGAAGAAGGCATCGCAGCTATTGAGTCTGAGCGTCAGGAGTGGCAGGGCATTGAGAAGCAGGTCGAAGAGGGCAAGATTGCTGACATACTCGCCGAACAGCCTGAAATTCTCGCCAAGAACGCTGTTGGCATGGTGAACAAGTGGGCTGAAAAGGCTCCCGAGCAATATGCTTATTACGCCAACAAGCTCACCTACAACAAGATGGGCGGAGACGGCACGCTACGCACGCTGAGCTCCATTCATGGACTACTCGCGGACAACCCGCAGGCACAGCAGGCGATTGCAGAGATGCATGACCACTTGTTCGACATGCGCGAGAAGTCGGCACAGTTCGAGCAGAAGCGGGTTGACCCCCGCGAAGAGCAATTGAGGCAGGAGCGTGAGTCATTCGAGGAACAACGCCGCGCGGACTTTGAAGGTCAGGTGTACAACGATGCACAGTCCTACCTAAAGCCAGAGATTGATAAGGCCATTGGCGCCATTCTGAACGGTCGCCAGGTGAGTGCGGAGACGATGGAACTCCTGCGTGAGAAGGTGAACGGAAACATCGAGAAGATGATTGAACAGACTCCCGGACTAGCCGCACGTGTCGATGCACTCTACAGCACCGGCGACCGCGCCAAGTCTCTGGACTTCATCAAGCAGCAGTACAACCGGATTCTGACCTCAGGAAAGGCTGCGGATATCATCAAGCCGTTTCTGCGCGACATCAACCCAACGCCAGCCACTAAGCAGAACGGGCAGCAGCAGAAACCTCAGCAACAGCGTCAGGCCGCACAACCAAACGAGGGCGGCAAGATTCACATGAATGGCAAGTGGCCGAACCATGCGGATGTGGATTGGTCAAAGACCTCAATGGCAGATTATGCTTCCGGTAAGGCCGTGCTGCGCTCTGGCAAGACCGCTACCGGATGGGCGACCACAGCCTAAGTTACACCCCAAAAGGAGATCGTCATGGACGAACAGCAGGAACAGCAAGTAGCATCCGAGACCACGGCGCAGGAAGTTCCTGTTGTCGTTGACGCAAAACCACTCGAACCCGCGAAGGTGGATGAGAACAGTGTTTCTTCGTCTTCGCTTCCCTACCACACCGCTGCGACCGAGAAGATTCAGGAAGAGCGCATGAAGGAGCAGGAAGATAAGGATCCGGAACCGTTCACCTTCGAAATGCATGGGTATACTGTGCAGCAGCGCAAGGCGGAAGGTACGGAGGAAGGTTTCGCGGACGAGAATGGCGATGTATTCGAAGTCACCGGCAATGATCTGCACCGCGTGTATGGCAACAAGCGCGATGCCGTAATTTTCGTGCAGACCACAAATGCCGACTTCGCGAAGACTGGTAACATTCAGGTCATTTAAGCGAATATGATGCAGCAAGAAGGCCTCCTTTATCGGGAGGCTTTCGCTTTGGTAGAATATAAGCACGTCGTTGCGAGGTGTTCAGACCTCAAGCGAACGCAAATGATCGGAGGAGATCAACCGTGCCACTACAGTCTATTTCATATCGGGGATATGTCTATCTAATTAAAGCCATTGACCATCCGTGGTGGAAGATTGGAATGTCTGTACGGCTAGAAAAGCGCATTCAGAATCTAGGCGTTCTAATGCCTTTTGCAACCAAGGTTGTAGCTGTGTGGAGAACTAATGATCCCGCAGACGCTGAAAGGATGCTACATGAGCAGTATGCAGACCTCAGGCTAGGCGGAGAGTGGTTCGATTTCGCGGAAAGCAAAACCGCCAAAACCGCATTAAGAGTCCTTCTAGAAGAACCAATTTTAGATTTTGGGCGAGTTTTGATGGAGCGATGCGAGCAAGAGTTCGGAAACTCCATTAGGAGTAGACAAAGAATAGTCCTTACAGCTAAAAAGCAGTTTTATCGGGACATGTGGAGTAGGGAAATAGGAGTCCTAAAAGAACTATATAGAGACGACGAAGATGGGCTTCGGAAGGCTAAGAAGGAACTGCGCGCTAAGATAACTGGACGCCGATTGCCTCATAGGGCGTGGAAACCCGTTGACATCGAGCCCTTTCATGCATCACACTTGCTGCATGTAGCTTAGGCCGTGAGATGGACCCTCGCAACGGGAACAGGCGACCCAGATAAACTTTGGGGTACTCACAAAGGTCAAGAGACATTGTTCCATCGCGAGTAGTGGGTTGTATGCGCGACACCCAAGGAAAAGCAGTCAATTTCTTTGTGAGGTGTCGCGATGGCGACTACGAATGCAAATGTAACAGCCGTCCAGAAAGAGGCCGTGCTGACGAATTTCCCGGCACTGTTCCTCGCTGGTGAAGACACTCTTCTCAACCGCATCCTGCGCAATGGTGGCCTTGGCTCTACGCCGGTTTCCAAGCGTTCTGTGCGCGTACCCCTTCAGCTTTCTCTTCCCGGTAAGTTCCGCATGGGTTCGTTCGACGGTGGTGCGCTCGGTCGCGGTTCCTCGATCAACTCCGTACCGGCCTTTGCTTCGACCAAGAGCTTCATTCATGCGGTAGAGTCCACCTCGGACGCATATTGGGCTACGGACAGCAACAACAAGGCAATCAAGAGCCTTGCTTCGATTGAAGCCGCGCAGGAAGTGGATGCCTTCAAGCAGGGACTCGACGCTCTCCTGTTCGCCTACAACGGCGCGCTGGCGACGGTGACAGCGGTTGCTTCGACGGTCATCACGGTTGCGAATGCGAACCAGTTCTATGACGGCCAGGACATCCTGTTCTACGCTTCGATTGGTGGCGCAGTTCGTTCGGCAACGGCCTCCACGATTGCGTATGTGGATGCGAACAACAAGCAGATCGTTCTCACGGCAGCGGCTCCTGCTGGTACTGTGGCTGGCGATCTTATCATGCCAGACGGTTCGCCGGGTACTTCGGGCGCTTCGATCACCTCGATTTACGACTACCACACCACCACCAACAGCGGCACCTACCTTACGCTGAACCGCGCGACGTATCCGGGCAAGCTGAATGCACAGGGCTACGCTCCTGGCGCGAACATCTCTCCCGCAATCGTGCGTGTGGCCAAGCAATTGGCGCGCCGCAAGGTTGGCAGCAAGAACAAGGCGATGCTGAACAGTCTTGTGTGGGTGACTGGCGTGGAACAGGCTGCTGCGTGGGAGAATGCGGGCATCGCAATTTCGCAGATCTTCCGCAACATCCCGCTCGGCAAGAACATGTTTGATCCTCTCTCCGCTGATACGCCGGACACGATGGCAGGCGGTGAGTTGATTACGCAACTTCACGGCGACCCAACCCGCGTGGATGGTCTACTGCTGAAGAACTGGGGAACGGTTGAGACGAAGGCGCTTGGGCCATACAAGGTTCCGGGTAGCGGTCAGAGCCAGTTCGCCATCAGCAGCATCACGGACGGTTCGCCCACCACCAACAACGCGCACTACATCGTCTGGGAAGGCGAAGTGATCGACACCTTCCCGATGGGAGAAGTGGCTATTACCACGCTGAACGTACCGGCTGGTCTGTAAAACGTAGCGGGGTTGGCGATGCTGGCCCCGCTCTTCACCTAGAAAGATTCTGATGATTCCTCTCGCTCCCGGCAAGGAAACACCGTCATTTATCAATGAAACGCTCGCCGCTTTTGGTTCATCCGAAGGCGGTTCGCCATTGTATCGGGTCATCTGGTCTGCCCGTAAGCGGATTCGGTTCAGCGATGACGGTGAACTGTACGAAGTAATTCCTGAATATGATGATCCTGACCGCTGGATTCTGGAGGTATTCGTCAAGGAGCAGATGAGCCGCGCGATGTGGGATTTGCTGATTGCCCCATTCCTCGGCGAATACAGCGAAGGCGACTACTACCAATGCGATTACCCTCTTCCCCCAGACTGGCAACCAAATGAATTCCATCTGCAGCAGCTTTGCCAGGGTCTCGTCGCTTCCAAGGGCTTGACGATGAAGCAGCGCGTGGATGCTCGCAAGGACATTCTGGTGCAACGCCGCCGCGAGAAGATTTTGAAGGCTGCGGAGATTGCAGAAGAAGGCTTTACCTCGGCGCAATGGAACCGCATCCAGCAGGCGGTATCTGGCCCGAAGAACAATTTCGAAACCGTGGATGATTTCGTTCGGCGCAACAGTAAGCCAATTGGAAACATCGCGGAGTTAGGTCTACCCAAGGGATTCACGCTCCCGAAGCGTGGCACAAAGATGTTCACACCGGAGGAATAATGCAGGCCAACCATTTCCAGCCCAAAGCAGTTATCGAGCATATCGACCCGCGCATCCTTGCGATGGGTGAGCCATGGTATCTGTTCAACATCTACGATATGGAGCACACGCGTCCTGTAAGCACATGGGGAACATACTTCATCCCCGCATGCCCTGAAGGTGAACCGTGGGTGCGTTCGGCATCTGTGATTCCGGGGACCTATCAGGAGAACTACGCCAAGTTCACCGATAAGGAAGAGTATCCGGCTCGCGCTATTCCCGGCGAAGACATCGTGAAGGCAGTTCTAGCGCTGGAATCTCCTCTGGAAAACATCACCCGCTTTGGCGTGTTTGCTTCGCATAACGAAACGCCGACTAAGAAGGAACTGGAACAGGCTAATAAGAAGCTTGAGACGTTCCTGATCGCGCAGGTGCAGGAAGCGGATCAGTGGTCTACGTCCGTGGATGGGATTGAGCGTCAGTCTATCGGTGCACACCACTGGAAGGCCGCGCGCCGTTTGCGTGTTACGCGTCCGTGGATGAACGAAGCGGAAGCCTTGGATTCTTGCCCGTTCTGCGATAAGCCGGTGAAGCGTGGGGTGCCGAAGTGCTCGCATTGTCACGAGGTGATTGATGCCGCTGCTTACGCCGCATTGAAGGCAAAGATCGGAGCCGTCTAATGCCGGTCGTTCCGCCAATTCCTACCTTTCTACCATCCTCCGTGTTCTGGAATGTGGGGGATGTGTTGAACTTCGCGCGCATGCTAGTCAATGACATGCAGGGTTCAGTGCAGGGGCAGGAGTTGGCGGACAACAATCCATACACGATTTGGCTTCTCAACCTTGCATACTCGAACCTGCAAAGTGAGCTTGAGGATACGAATGTTGAGGCGGTGACAAAGGCGCAGGCGGTCGTTGGGCCCCTTGTACCGTCGCCCCTTGCTGGGGTTGATCCTTCGGCACAGGTGCAATTGGGATTTGATGGATACTGGAATGCTGACCCAAACAATCCGACCGATGGCTCCGTAGCACTGCCTGGAGACTTGCTGCAGCCTCTTCAGATTGAGGAGCGCCCAGCAGGAAGCAATCAACCGTTCGTGCCAATGAATCAGGTGCATGGGATATTGCCATCCCGTTGGTCATTAGGTAGTGCATTTGTCCGGTTCGGCGTATGGCAATTCCGCAAGAGCGACACCGCAGTTGCAATCTATATGCCTGCTGCGAGTATGGCCAATGAATTGCGTATCAACTATGTTCCATCTCTGGACCTGTTTACGCGCAATGAGGATGGTTCATGGCCGCAGATTCCTCTGGCTCGTGCTGGAGAGGCGTTGGCGTATGGCGTGGCGGCGATGTGGACAGGGATTCGTGGCGCGGCGAATGCGGCATGGCTGGCGGCACAGTACAAGGAAAAAGTAACGATCCTTTCGAACAAGTCGGCCAAGCGGGACAACACCGGATTTCAACGACCTCAAGGATACGGATTTGGTCGCAATCCCCGCCGTGGATGGTATTGGTAGATGGCAACCGGTCTAGAAGGCAAGCCGTTTATTGTCCGTTCGTTCAACGGATTGCGTACTGATTGCGCCGCATCGCAGGTAGATATCGAGCATTCTCCGGATTGCTCTGACCTCGTGTTCAATGTGGGAGGATATGCGACTCGTCCGCCATTTCGCGTGGTCGACACGCTTCCTGCAAACATTGTCTATCGCAAGGAGTTTGTAGGGCGAGACGGCACGTTGCATGTCATCTTCCTCCTATCCGATGGCTCCCTATACGCGCAAGAGGGTGGAACGCTAACCCTGATTGATACGGTAACGGCTGGAAGCCAATGCAACAGCATCACCGCCTATGGTCGCGAATACCTATCATTCTTCAATGCAAATGATGGTACAGATGCGCCGCGCGTGTGGGATGGAAAGATTCTTAACCGTGTCAGCCAAGGTGGGCCAGGTATTGCGCCTTCCGTGACCTGCGTGTCTTTGCAGCCTGTAGACCTGATCGCAGGCACAGCAGGAACTACGGTGCCAATAGCCACTGCCACGCCAACAGATCCCCAGCAAGTGCAGATTGGTGGTGGTGGCGGCCCCGACGACTACGAACCGCCCATTTACCAGACGTACTACACGACATTGACGATAGTCACCACAGCGGCGCACGGACTCGCGGTTGGCAATGTAGTCACTATCTCAGGAAACAGTGTGTGGAATGTGACTGTGGCATATGTGTCTGAGGTGATCGACGCGACCACTTTCAAGATCGCGTTCCAGACCACCGATAGCACCGTAGGTAATGGTGGAAACGTGGCCATTTCTGCGCCGCTACTTTCGCGCAAAAACAATGAAGTGACAGCGGCTACCGATGCGCCGCACAACCTGCGCGTAGGATTTCGGGCTTCCATTAGCGGAGTGTCTGATCTTTCGTATGCCATCACGAGCATCCAGACCGATTCGGCGAACTATCCAGGCTATGCAGAGATTACCTTTCCATCTAATCCTGGGTTTGTTCCCGGAGATACGTTCTCCATTGCGAATGTTCCTTATGTGGATGCTGGAGGTGGCGTGCAGGGTTACGACATCCGTGATGGCATTGCCAGCGTTACGACCAACTCTGCACATGGGCTGAGTGTCGGCTTGGCAGTTGTCGTTTCACTGCACACCTACGCTCCGCGCAATGTTACGGTGGCCGCAATCCTCAGTCCGACCGTCTGGACGTATCAAACAGAAGAGCCGAACGTTACGGATACAGGTGGGTATGTGCATGTTCCCTTCCCTGGGGTGGCAGGACAGCAATACTCGGTGGCAGAAGTGCCAACTGATACCACGGTGCGCGTGCTGTTTGCATCAAGTGATTTCACTTGGACAGGTGGACAGGTAACTTTCCCCTGGAATGGCTCGTTCTATGTGGACGCGGTACCTACTTCGACCACGTTCCGCTACCGTCAGAGCGGTCCCGATGCCATCCTACAGACGGGAAGCGGCACGGTTTCTCCGCAAGGTCAGTTGTCACCTGGAGAGCATCAGGTTTGCGAGCACTACATCACGCAGAATGGTGATATCACGCCGCCTAGCCCTCCCTATCGCTTTACGGTGAAGGTGAATCAGTATCCGCTTGTCACGCTTTCCAAAGGGCCAGCGAATATAAAGGCACGCGTGCTCTCGTTTACAGGCGTCAATGGCAGTAAGTTTGCAATGATGCTTGTACCGCCTCGTGCTGGTGGCATTCAAGTAGGTACGTCGACGGTAATTCAAGACAACACGACGCCGAGCGCAATCGTGGATTTTCCAGATACGGCCATCCTAAGTGCAACCCGCATCGACATTCCGGGAAATAACCTCTTCCAATGCTTCCCGCTGACTACTCCCGATGGCGTTTCCTGGTATCAGGATCGCATGGCATGGAAGGGTGAAAAGAACGTAATGCTGGGTATGCAGAACATGGCATTTGATGGAGGCACTCCGTTCTCTGCAACGACGCCGAATGGCTGGACGGTTCTGGAAGGCGGCGGTTCGGTCATTCAGAGTGGTTTCATGCCGGTGTACCAGATTTCGGCAGGCCAGACGGGCAAGGTTCAGCAGCCATGTGTGCGCCGATATGATGGTGGAACGATCATGCTTCCTGCAACGCGGTACTCGCTGCGGTTTTGGGTCGATGGAGCGCATAGCGGAACTTTCAATGCCACGATTTCAAGCGCATCGTTGGCCTTCAACACATCAGCCCAAGTGGCGATGACAGCACGCGGATACATGCAGGGAGACTTCGCAGCGGATACACCGGCGAGCATCCCCGATGACATGGTGATCACACTGTATTCTGCGAGCGGCCAGCAAATTCAGGTGCGTGACGTGCAGTTCGTCTACCGCGACAACCCGAATCGGTGGCCAAACGCTATCTATAGCTACGTACAGCAGCCTGGTACCTACGATTTCATTACGGGCATTGCGGGAGCAGCGGACGACAGCACCGAACTTCGGGCAATGTTCAAGTTGGAAGAGAACTTCTACCATGTCACTGCATATGGCTTGTACTACACGCAATCCGTTGGAAACACGGAACCATCGTCATGGGGCATGCGCCGTCTTTCGGACAACTGCCCGGCGTTCAATGCAAACGCGTTGACTACGGGCAACGGATGGGCGACATGGACAGGCAGCAATGGTGCGTTCTGGTTCAATGGCGGAGCAGTCAACGACGCTGGCGCAATCATCCTCAATACGTGGTCGCTCGTTACAAACGTGACAAGCGCACAGAATGACCCGAAGACGAATGCAAAGCGTGTGTACCTCTGCACGAACTTCGGACTATTGGTCTACGACTATCGCGAACTCGTGTTGGGAGGCATGGGCAAGTGGTGTCCTTGGAATCGCCAGCCTGCCTATGTGTCAGCATCGGATCAATACGGCGCATTATTCTGCATTGGTGCAAAGACATACCGTCTGGATACCGCAGTAGGAACAGATGATGATGATTTAGGAAGCATCGGCGGTTATTACACCTTTGCTCCTGCGGGAACGGAAACGCTGTACCAGAAGACGTTTGGATATGCCTACATGCGCAT